AGAGCAATCGGTGCAACAGATAATTATTAATTTTAAATTACCAAGAATCAACAAGAAATAATGTCTCGCTTAACTAACGTTTTAAGCAATCTCCTAGCAACAAAAGAGGAGAAGAACACTGATCTAACTTCCATTGTCAAGAAAGATGAAGGAAGAAGTAATAGAGAATTTTTAACAAGGGCTATATCTAAGAAGGATGTGGAAACCGCTCTAAATAATAAAGCAAAAACTATAAACGGAAAGCAGTATATCTCAGGTATGGATTCCAGCATTCTCGGTTCTTATTCTGGAGGTGAGTCTATTGATTCTTCCCATGATGACATTCTTTCCAGGCTCGTTGTTGAACAAAGCACTCATTTAAGTAACTGGAAAAATGATTCTTTGGTTGGTAACGGCAATGATAAGGTGAGCTGCAATGTCCAGATCATGCCAACATGGAATAGCAGCAAAAGGTTCATGAGTCTATCTAGGTTGATTGTTTGGGTTGTTCCTATGATCCCTGATCCTAAAGGTTGTGTTAAAGCAACTATAATAGATCAGAACAAAATGACAGTTTCTGAAAAAGTAATTATTGGTAAACAATCATCACTAGCTGATCCTATGTGTTTCATTTTTCACCTTAATTGGTCTTTTCCAAAAGAGAGAAACAACCCTAAAAACTGTATGATTCTAAATCTGACAAGTAACGAAAAATACTCTAAAGGTGTCAGTTTTGCATCTGTCATGTATTCCTGGGTGAAGAACTTCTGTGATACTCCTATAGCTTCTGAGAAGAACACATGTGATGTTGTTCCTATAAACAGGGCAAAGATTATTCAGTCTGCTGCTTTAATTGAAGCCTGTAAGTTAATGATACCTAAAGGGACAAGTGGTAAACAGATTTCTTCCCAGATAAAGAGACTCCAAAGCATGGCAGAAAAAGTGGCTATTGAAGAGGATAGTGGAGAGATCAATGAGATAGATGTGTCTATTGATCCTGATTATGGAAGTTTATGATCCAAGTTATAGCAAGATATATATATATATATATGTGTGTGCAACTTATATAAACATTAAGTAAGAAAAAGAAGAAAGAAAAGACAAAAAAAGAGAGAAAAACAAGAAAACAAAACAAAACAAACTAAAAAGAAGAAAAATAGAAAAACAAAAAACATGTGTGTGTTAGTAGTAGAATAAATAAGGCTTAGGCCAGATTTTGGCTTTCGCCTTTTTATTTTATTTATTTTATTTGTTTTGATGAATTTATTTATCTACTTTTTTCTTAAAAATGATTTTAGGTATTTTACTTTGAACATTATAATTCTAGATCAAAATCATAATTTTTAGGAGGTGATCTCCTCTTCCTGGGGGCATCAATCCCTGTGTAATTTTGGAGGAGGCTTTGTCTAATGGGTATTTCTTGGTTAAACACCACATCAGAACTCTTCTTATTAACATAATATGTTCGCGATAGCCTAGCAACATAGCTAAGCATGTATATAGCTGCACAAGCTACTAGTAAAACTAATAACACTCTCACAATATCAAAGAAATTTCCAAAGAATGATGCAATCCAATTAAATGGTGCTTTCACCCAATCCCAGAGTGTGGATAGTGATACGTCTGAATGGTGCTTGTTTTCATCATGAGCACTTTTATCATCAAAGTGTATAATTGTATCTTGATCTACTTGATGAAACTCATCCACAGGAATTTCTACTGTCAACTCAGATTGATCTTCAGGAATAAATTTTAAATTTTTACCTTCTATTTCCTCAGAACAAAAGGCTTTGATCCTCTTTTCGTTGTAGCCAGTGAATGTTCCTATTTGCGATGACTGGAAAGAGCATGAATCGATTGATATCTCTGATGAAAAAGTAGCATCTGATGTATATGTTAAATTGCAATCTATCCCCATGGCACACTGTGAGCACCCAGAACAAGTAACCTTGCTCTCTGATAAGACTGGTTTACTAGGTATCTTCTTGTACATCTCTTTAGGCATGTCTGTGACAATCTTCAATTTGCCAACAAAGAAATCTTTAGTCATGTACAAGCGGTTTTCATCTTCAATTAGATTTGTCTTATCTGTTGATGAAGATAGCACATAAATCATGTTGTATGTGTGTAACCCACACTGTCTTATATTCACTTTCTTTTCACCTATAGCTGTACAACTCCACGTGAACTCATTTTGATTCAATTCAGCGGGAACAGCAAGTGGTGTGCCATCTATTGTGATTTGAGGATGCCCAAAGGCAGATGACGAGAAATCACCAAGATCAGCAATATTTCCTGTTAGTACTTTCTGATGTTTTGTATAAGCAAACAGCTTATCGACACTCATGTAATCATTGTGAAGATCAATGCTCATATCCAATTGATAATAGTCTGTCTGAACAGGCACTTTGTCCGTATAAGTTTTACAAGAGTAACCATCAACAGTTTTAATGCATATTTCAGCACTAACATGGCTCTCAATTACTTGATAGATGCTAACCAAAGTTGATAAGTCATAAACATTCGTACAATGACCACAGATTGCTCCTTCATTAATGGCTAAGCAACCCAGTTCTTCACAACCCCACCATGATGTAGGCATGACACAGAAGTCTAAGTAACCAGCTTTTTGTTTTTGATTCCAACATTGTTCACACTTCCCTGTACATGTAACAAGATAATCTGATATTGTAGTGTCGATCTTTGCTGTTGAATATTTGTATTTGATTTTATAATCGACTCCTACACTTTTCACATACACCATGAATTCTATTGGAGAATGCAGACCATCATTGCTCAAAAGAAAGACAGATCCAGTTTCTGCTTTTATATCCATTTCTATCATATACCTGTATTTACCATCAACCTCTGTTGAATAAACTAAAGATTGTCTAGGCAACAAATTCATTGGAGGAACATCTTCAATTTTAAGAGACTTATAGAAGTTATATTCTCTTACTGATTCTTTTTCCAAAAGTTTTGACAAACCTGGATCATCTAGATAACCTTGCCTTAATCTGTTAGCTGTTTTCAGGCTAATGAGGTTGTTGTTGAATTCATTTCCTTTGTACCTCTTATCAAATGAAGTGTCAGGTATTTGTGATAGCTTCCTATAGGATAAACAGCCATTTCGACACACATAGAGATTCTGAGCAGAATTGTTGTTAACTAAGCAAGATTCATATCCAGAAACACAATTATTGTTTGAAGTACTTTTTGATATAGGGTTGTTGTCCTTAAAGATCACTTCAGTAATTATGTTACTTATCATGCACTGACAAGTTTCTAAGTCATTCTTATACCCTGATTTTTCTGTCACCAAATTGTTCAGCTCCATGTTGTAGAAGCACTTTTCTACACAAACATTGTTGTTTGTGGCTAGGTTCCTAGGCAGATATGAGAGTAGTATTGTTGCTATCATCAGTTTTGTTATAGTAACAAGGAAGTTTGTACTAATTTTTGTGTTTATTGTATACTGAAACTGCTGGATCAAGGTTAGTGATCTCCACTCTCTTTTGTTCTTTCTGAATAAAAAGCATTCAGATGTATGCTCTTTGTTAGCTTTATTTTGATTGCAAACACATTTTTCTGAGCATGTGTGGGTTAATAAAGAAAAACAGCCACATATTCTGCACTTCAGAGGGAAATACACCCAAAACCAGTTCAGAGCCCAAAGTAGAGGGTATAATAGTATACCTAAGATATCATACCATATCATCAGAGAGTCTTTGGTTTTCCAAATGAACCAATTAATCGGGAATGCCACTATGAGTAGCACAAATATCCATTTAAACCATCTAAAATTTGTGCAGAAAAAGATCTTTTTCGGCTCATCTGAAAATTTAGAAACACAATTGCGTACAGGTATATCAACCTTAGAGACAAGGCTTGATTTATCACCGCATAAGAGAAAATGGTTACCATCTAATTCTTCTGGTAAGAAATTTACCACAGAATCTCCTGAAATAGTTTTGATAGATGCAGATTTTTGATCTTTTACATTTTTAACTATCAACCCAATCTTTTCTTCAGATTTTACTTTAACTTGGTAAGGTGATCTGAGAAGTACTTGATTGATTTTGCAATCTCCAGAAAGTCTAACCGACAGTTTAGATACTGTTGGGCTTTTAAGACCTGATTTAGGGTTTACGTTAACAGGATGGTTTGATTTGTCTACATAAAAGTACTTAGACCCTACTTCAAGAACTTTTTTGTTCTCAAGTTTCAAGACAGGAACAACTGGGAAATCCAAGAATGTTATCTTCTTTATGTCTTTGTCATATTGACACAAATCAAATATCTTCATGGAGCTACTTATGCAGGCAATGAGCTTTTCACCATTGTCAACCTGATAATGGGCATTAAAATCACTGACCCCTTTTATCAAACAATCCTTTTTCTCGAAGGCATCACAGTCTGTTGCTGTTGCTGGAGTTTGTATAGTTGTAGCTCCGTCGTCCCTCAAAATTCTCGAAAGGACTTTTTTTGATTTCACAGCTATGTTGCTACTTTTTGTAGTGTTTAGCATAGGTTCAATTAGATCTTCTGGGTCGTCAATCTTATACCGATCCTGGAAGTTTTTGATACTCTGCTCTTTTTCCGTCCTGGATAAAAGATACACTTCTGATGCGAAGAAGACCAGCAATATTGTTAAAAAATAGATAGGTAGATAGTATTTCTTCATGATTTTGATTCATATAAGGGAATTCGTTTGTTTTGCACTGATTGCTCT